CAGTTAAACCACTTTCGCTACAATTTTTATTAAATTTATTCAAGATAAATAATTTTAATTCATGTGGCGTCCACCAATTACCCTGTGACATGACCATATAAACACAATCATGTAAAGTAATTTTATTTTTCTGTTTCACTTGTACCCTCATATAATGCAATTAAATTATTATAAGAATCTTTATAATTACCAGTATCATCATTAACAGCATTATCTCTTGCTTGTTTTATTGTTTCAGAGTTGGCTTTATATATTTTTTTGCTTAAAACATTGTTATGGTCTTTCATCATTCTTCCGCAATCTTTTAAATATTCTTTTTCAGAGTCTCTTGATAAAACTATTTTACCATTGTGTCCTATCATTTTGTATTTACCCATGTCTCTTTGTTGTGCTTTTTCACCATCATCATCAGATGATCCAATGCCACAAGCCATAGACAGACTGTACCTACGACTGTATGTAAGAGCACTTCCAAAAGCTTGGGGATCGTGTTTGTCAGCAGGTACAAATATTTGTCCTGCACTTAACTGACTATCATGACCATAGAATACAGTTTCACATACTGCACCATGCTCATTTAGGTGACTGTTTTGTTGAAAATAAATACCATTATTATTTAATGGTCCTTTAATAGTATCTATTACCTGCTCTAAAGTTGCATAACCACTTTTAAAAAAAGGATTGTTAGCATCTTTAGTTGCATGTGCTATTTCTGTTTGTGCTTTTAATAAAGCATTTATCAAGTTATTCATATTTATTACCTCAAATATTCAAATTAAATAATTCAGTGGCACCTTTTATTTCAGTATCACTCCATTGATTCATAAAGTCTTCATTTGATATGTCAGGTTCTAAACAAGACATAGCACATACTTCATGAATATCACTAGAAAATGACAGCAACTGCCACATCTTCATTGCAATTCTTCTCATATTTTTTATATTTGTGTCCACATTAGTAACTTCTTTACTAATAAGTTCTCTTTTATATTTTGTAACATAAACATAATCAACAAATGGTTTCTTGCTTGTAGCAAGTGAATACATGCTTAATTGATTTTGATAATCTGTTTTAATTATATCTTTAGGCATTTGACCTGTTGTTTTAAGATCTCTAACAGAATCTTCATATAACAAATCAACTATTCCTTTAAAAGGAATCGGCAAATCTAAATATATTTCTACCCACTCTTGACATGCAATTGGTTTTCCAAATTGTCTATACATAGGTATTATTTTTTCTAAGACTTCTCCAACAGTTATTTGTTTTTCTAAACATTTAGCAAAGTCATATTTTGCTTTTTCTTTTTCAATTTTTTTATATATTTCATCATATTCATTCATAGCAGAATCAACACAATCATTTATAGAAGCAGATGTCATAACACCCATTGTTATACCCTGCTCTATAGCAATACCATATGTCATAGCTGGGGAAAATATTTTATCTCTGTAACCTGCTATATTAACTAACCATTTAGCAGGATTTTTTCTGAATTTATTTATTGCTGATGGGCTAAGATATTTAACACCATATTGTTCAAAGGCTTTTTTATTTTTTTTCATAATTTCAAATTTCAAGTTTGTAAAAATAATTATAAGGACAAACTGGGTTAATTGCAAGTTATATGATAGACTAGATAAAATGAAATTATCACACTGGTTAAAAAAAGAAGGTCTTACTCATGATGACTTTCTTTTATATTTGCAAAATAACAACACTAATGTTAGCAAGGGCGCAATTGATAAGTGGTGCAATGGACAAAGAATACCAAGAAAAAATGATATGTTAAAAATTTCTCAAGTTACAAATAATGAAGTAACAGCAAATGATTTCTATGAAATATAAGACTTGAAATTTTGTCCTAACTAGCCCAAAATGTCTGAATGTCAATACAAGCATTATCGTGGTGTATAAAAAAAGATATACCAAACCCAACAGCAAAATTAGTTTTAATGATACTTTGCAATTATGCAAATGAAAATAATTCTAGTTATCCAAGCGAAAAACATTTAGCAAAATTAGTTGGTGTATCTGATAGGTCAATAAGAAGATGTACAAGTCAACTTGTAGAACTTGGTTTATTAAGAATTGAGCAAAGACTAGGAACAAGTAATTTATATACCTTATTATTAGGGGTGGACACCAATGACCTACCTGTTAGGACACCCACGACCAGTAATACTAAAGAAGATACTAAAGTTAATAAAAATAAGGGGGTGGACAAATATAATCAAGACTTTTTAGATTTTTGGGATGCATATCCTAGAAAAATTAATAAACATCTTGCACATCAAAAATGGATTATAGCTACTAAAAACTTTCCTACCAAAAAACTAACAGTGTGTGCAATTAGATTTGCTAATGAGATCAAAAATCATAGAACTGAAGAAAAATTTATACCACACCCAAGCACATGGTTAAATCAAAAAAGATTCTTAGACTATGAAAATCAAAATATAGAAATTAAAAAACAATCATTGAATAATTTAGCGGGGTAAAAATGAACATTGATAACGAATTAAGAAAACAAGGTATAGCACCAAAAAATACAGAAGTTGGTACACAAAAAATAAAATGTCCAAGTTGTCAACCACATAACCATAATCCAAAAGATAATCCACTTGCATTAACTATAGAGTCTACAGGGCAATGTGTATGGTTTTGTCATCATTGTGAGTTTACAGGTGGATTAAATGCAAACACTGGATGGAAGGGTGAATCAAAAGTAAATAGACCTGAAAAAATATATGTACCACCTGTAGTACCAAAAGAACCATCTAAACCATCCAAGATGTATTCTTTTTTTGCAACTAGACACATAAGTAAAGAAACAGTAGATGCTTTTGGCATATATATGGAAAACGATTACTGGATTGGTATGCCTTATTACAATCTAAATAAAGACGTAGTAAATATTAAATATAGAAGTGCTGATAAGAAATTTAAACAATCACCAAATGGGAAAAAGTCTTTATACAATTATGAAAGAGTACATAGTGAAGAAACAATAATTATTGTTGAGGGTGAGATGGATTGTCTTGCATTATATGAAGCAGGTTATACAAATGTAACAAGTTTACCTGATGGGGCACCACAGAATGCAAATCTTAAAGTTGATGATAAAAGATTCTTACCATTAAAAAATTGTAACCTTAAAGCAACAAAGGTTGTTTTGTTTGTAGATAACGATTCTGCAGGTAATAGTTTGCACAAGGAGTTATTACATAGATTTGGAAAAGATATATGTTGGTTTGTAGAAAGACCTGATGATTGTAAAGATGCAAATGATGTTTTAATCAAACATGGTGTTGATAGACTTAAACAAATAATAACAAATGCAGTTCCATATCCAGTAGATGGTTTGTATAGAAGTGGTGATTACACTGGTGCAGTTATTGATTTATATAATGGCAATTACACAAAACCAGTAGAGATAGGTTATAGCAATCTTGATAGTATTTACAAAATTATGAAGGGTACATTTCACACTGTGACTGGTATACCCAATCATGGTAAAAGTTATTTTTTAGATATGATACTAATTAAGTTAGCAAAGACTTATGGTTGGAAGTTTGCACTGTTTTCACCTGAACACAGTACACAAATGCATCTAAGAAGAATGGTACAAATGATTGCAGAAAAACCTTTTGATATAGGTGAAGATAACAGAATGTCAACCACTGAATTAAGGGATGGTATGAAATTTCTTGATGACCATTTCTTTTTTATTGAAACCAAAGATGAAGTTCCAACAATTGAACACATATTAAACATAAGCAAAGGTGCAATATTAAAGCATGGTTGTAATGGTGTAATAGTTGATCCATACAATGAAGTTAATGCTAGTCGTAGTGGTGGTAAAAGAGAAGATGAACACATCAGAGACTTTATATCTAAGTGCAAAAGATTTGCTAGAGTACACGATATTGTATTTTGGGTAGTTGCACATCCTACCAAGTTACAAAAAATGGGTGATGGTGGGTATACACCACCTACCGCATATGACATAAGTGGCGCTAGTCATTGGAATAATCAGTCAGATGTTATCCTTACAGTACACAGAGATTTTGATGATAATACAAGTGAAGTTATTACTAGAAAAATTAGAGAACAGGATTTATATGGTCAAATAGGTAGTGCAAAATTTAGTTTTAATAGTAAAAAAAGAATTTTTGAACCATTTGAAGATTATTTTACAGATATGAATATACCACCACACTGGACTGATTAACATAAAACTTGTCATACTGTGTATTTGTGTATAACATAACCCAATATGGATATTACCTATAAAAAAACAGAAGACATAGTTCCTTATTTCCAAAACCCTAGAGTAATTACAGAAAGTGCAATAAATGAAGTTGCAAAATCTTTAGAACAACATGGTTTTCAACAAGCAATTGTTATTGATGAAAATAATGTTATTGTTGCTGGTCATACGAGACTTTTAGCTGCAAAAAAATTAGGGATAGATACAGTACCATGTAAAGTTTATGCAGATAATGAAATAAATATTAATGCTTACAGGTTAGCTGATAATAAAGTTGGTGAGTTAACTGTTTGGGAAAAGAAAACTTTAGAGCTAGAATTAGAAAAATTACAAGGCATAGATGTTGCAGGTTTTAAACCAACTGAGGTAGAATTTAAACCATTTGAAACTACTTTTGCTGATGTTAAAATAGAAGAAGCACAAGTAGGGTACAATGCAAATGATCTTACCAATCTTGTACCTCTTACTTTTTATTTTGAAAAAGAAGATAGAGAAGAGGTTGCAAAAATATTAGAAAATGTAAGAGATCAAAAAGATTTACAAACAAAAAATAACGCAATGCTTTACATAATGAGGAAATACAAATGATTTTAATACCTAATCCACAACATGCAGATATAATAGATCAAAAAGATACTATGTACCCAACTGAAATGATCTCCATATCAGATGATTTTGTTATAGATAATACAGTAGGAAATATGTATGGTTTTTGCACTAAAGGTTCTTTTGCAATACATGGTGAGCAAACATGGACAATAAATGAAAATGATTTTTTCACAATAAAAACACCCCTAGATGGTGAAACACCTATAGAAATGTTAGAAGAAGGTCAATTATTTGTAATTATCAGATATGGTTTTAGAGGCATAGACATGGTCGGTCACTCTGAAAAAAATGGTAGATTGTCTTATATTGATGGATGTACAGATTCCCTATTAGTTATGCCACCAAGATTAGGAGACCCATGTTTAAACTATTTACATTTTCCAATGGGGATAGACCAAACCCAACATTTACACCCAAGTATAAGAATGGGTATTGTTATAGGCGGTAAAGGTGAAGCATTTCAAAAACCTGAAGGAAAGTTAAAAGGTTGGGAAGAAGATTTAACAAAAGGTATGATGTTTTGTTTAGAAGAGGGTGAAGTGCATAGTTTTAGAACTGCTGAATCTTATATGGATATAATTGCATATCATCCTGATTCAGACTTTGGTCCAACAGATACTAATCATCCAATGTTAAATAGAACTTATATAGATCATGGAAAAGGCTAGGTTCTAGGGTATTAAGTTAGTTCACAAAAGCCAGTCATGAGCCTTAGAGAAGGTTAAATTATGGGAAGAATATCTAAAAAACGTGATATTGAGAAAGATGTTTACACATTAGCACTAGAACGCATTAACAGAACTTATGATATTTTTGACAATGTTGTTGTTATGTTTAGTGGTGGCAAAGACTCTACAGTTTGTTTAAATATGACACTGCAAGTTGCCAAGGAAAGAAACAAATTACCACTGCATGTATATTTTTTTGATGAAGAAGCTATTCCATATGAAACAATAGATTATGTAGAAAGGGTTGCTGATCTCCCTGAAATAAAAATGAACTGGTTATGTTTACCAGTAAAACATAGAAATGGTTGCAGTCGTAATCATCCACACTGGTGGCCTTGGGCACCTGAAGACAAAGACAAATGGTGTAGACCATATCCAACACATGAAAGTGTGATTGGTTTAGATGATATACCTATTTTTCCAAAAAATATTGATGAAAGACCAAGTGTTCCTGAATGCAATGGTTTGCTTTTTCCACCACAAGACTGGGGAGAAGTTGGTATTATTATGGGGATTAGATCAGAAGAAAGTCTAATGCGTTACAGAACTATTTTACAAACATCTGAAAAAAGATATGAAGATTATATGATTAATCTGAAATCAAAAACAGCTTTAGCTAACTGTGTCAAAGTTTGTCCTATTTATGATATGAAAACAGTTGATGTATGGAGTGCACCGAAAAAGTTTAATTGGGACTACAATACGACTTATGACATTTTAGAAAAAGTTGGTCTTACACACCTACAACAAAGATGTGCACCACCATACGGTGAAGAACCTATGCGTGGTTTATGGCAGTACTCAATAGCGTTTCCTAAGTTGTGGGATAAAATGCAAAAAAGAGTGCCTGGTGCAGCTACTGCTGCAAGATATGCTAATACTGAGTTATATGCTTTTGGGGGATTACCTGAAAAACCTGATGATACTACTTGGGAAGAATTTATACAGTATTTTTTAAATAAACATCCTGAGCCATATAGATCAAAAATTGCAAGAGTAGTAAATGATTTTGTTTCTGTACATTATAAAAAAACATCAGAACCAATGATGGGTACTCATCATCCTGAGTCAGGAATTGGATGGAAGTTTTTATTACGTATTGCTATGCGTGGAGATTTCAAGGGTCGTAAGCAACCAATGTTTACAAATAATAAAAAACAATATGCTGCACAAAAAAAAGCATATGAGGTAGAGAGACATGGTCAAAAAAGGTAAAGATAATCAACCAATCAACGCTATGCAGTGGGTAAAAAGGTCTAAGCTTAAGGCAAATCAATACAACCCCAACAAAGTTGCACCAGTGGAGTTAGAACTGCTTAAAACAAGTATTAAATTAAGTGGATGGACACAACCCATAGTAATAAGGAAGTCATATGAAATTGTTGATGGTTTCCATAGATGGACTGTTTCAGGAGATGAAGACATTTCTGATCTCACAGATGGTTTTGTTCCTGTTGTCTTTTTAGATGATGTAGTTGATGAAGCACAGCAAATGTGTGCAACCATTGTACACAATAGAGCAAGAGGTAATCATGGAATATTACCTATGACTGGTATTGTTAGAAAGATGAAAGAGAAACACAATTATACAGATGAACAGCTTATTGAATTGTTGGGAATGGAACAAGAAGAAATAGATAGGCTTTACGATTATCAACCAATGACAGACAAAGGTTCACAAGAAGAATTTACAAAAGGTTGGGTCCCTGATGTCAAAGGTAGAGAGTTTGATTAATAGGGCATAGTAAGATCACCACACCTTCTAACACATTACTTCCAAGACTTAGATTCATATCTATAAATAGAATTATTTTCTTGAGCATGGAGAAGTGCATCATAAAGAAAATCTGTATCTAGTTTGTTAGCAATATAACCATCAAGAATACAATTAAAGTAACTTATATTAGGTTCACCATAATCTGCTCTATTCATTGCATAAAACATAACATCAGCATTATCACCAAAATCATGTGCAAGTTTGCCACCCATTTTAATGGTAAAGTATTCTTTGCGATATAAGTGCGGATAACCCTCAAAAATATCTAATGCTTGTTCACACTTATCAGTGATCTCCCATAACATACCTTCTACTGATTCATTGGGACAGTATTCAATATCAGCAACACCTTTAAATACTAATTTGTAATTAGGCATAGAGAATTTAACAATAGGCAAGGCATTTGGGCATCTATACTTCATATTTTCTAAATTAAGATTGGCACCATAGGCAAAATAAAACATTACAAACTCCTTATAATAAGACCGTGTCTTGCAAGGTCATTAACAAAATTAGTTGGATTATCATAACTAATGTTGTATCCAAACTGTGTATTGATTCTAGTGCTAGTACCTTTCATCCAATTATTAAAACTGGAACTTGGTGCTAGTGATAACTCATATAATGAATAAGCTATATCTTCTTTGGTAAAACCTCTAAGGATTCCACCACCTTTTACTGTATATTCTAGTTGCATAATGCTTTTCTCCTTTTTGTGAAAAATCTTTTTGTGCTTGATTCTATTAAAGAATCTTCTAATTTACTTAAACCTTTTAACATAAGACTAATTTTATCTTTGAACTCACTAACATTATCAAATCTATTTACTTTAATTGATCTGTTTGCATCAGCAGCTTGTACCATTGATAAACAAACTTTTAACCAGTTAGATATTTTCTCGTTTTCAGTAGAACCTGAATGATGTCTAAACTCAACTGTTCCATGTTTCCAAAATGATTGGATGTTAAGTTTTGTGTATCTTGTTCCAATCTGATTAGATAATTCTCTAGCAGTTTTGCATGAGTTAATTTTTTCAAAAACTTGTCCAAGTGTTTGACCAAAAGCCATAACTGTAGAATTACAGTATCCATTGTTACTTAATCTTCTACTAACAGGAAGAACTGAATCAATAGCTGTTTCAAATTTAGAGTATCTTTTGTAAAGATTTCTAAACTGTTTAATGCCCCAATCACCAACACCTACATGAACATGAAGTCCACAAGTTCTGTTAATAGAAGCACCAGTATTGTTAACTGCATCTAAAACTAACATTAAATCTCTATAACCTGAATCACCTTGTAATACTGGTGATACAACCTCAAGACCCCAACCACTACCACTTACTGATGAATCAGTTTTAAGTCTCCATAAAGTTGCATCTGTATCACTGTAATAAGCAGTGTGCATTCTGAAATCAGCACCCTGTCTTTCAAGGTATTGGTTAATTTCTTCATTAGTAATTCTTTGGTTGTTTTCACCAATGAACTCAATCTCTACACCAAAAGTTCTTTTATTATCAAATGTCATTTTTACTCCTTTTAAATATCATTTTTATATAGTTATAATAACAACTACAGTTATAATTACAACCCTTTTATAAAAAAAACTTAACCTTTTTTTAAATCCACCAATTAGGTTTTTTTGTACCTTTTTCCCACTTTGCATAATGTTTTTCTGCAATCATATATTTACGATATGCTTCTATATGGTTATTAGGGTTTTTGTATTTGTTTGGCATAGCTTGTGCAAAATTAGTGAGATCACCTTCTTGGATATTCATAGGAAATATTTTTAGACCATCCCATAGCTTTGTCCATGAAGCGTGGTTTCTACCATATCTAAAATAATATTCTTCACATAAGGTTATAAAGTGTATTAACAACCACCTATAATTTTCATGTGACTCTCTTGCCCATATAGTACATGGATGATTGTAATACGCTTTTTTATACAAACCTTTCTCTACACAGTATTTATCAGGTGACAAATATCTATGTGCGGTTGAAAGCATCTGTGCTGTTTCTAATGGCATCTTAACTATTAACTTATCAGGTAATGCTCTAGCTGATTGTTCAGGACAAGTATCTACTGCAAATATGTTCATGTTATTACCTCACCAGTTAATTTATCTACTATACATAGAAAACCAAATTGGTTTCTTAAAATCCATACAGTTTTTTTTTCTTCTGAATCACTAAGACTA